CCTCTCAAATAGTGGGGCCATGAGTTCGGCTGCATTAGTTAGCCATTCTTCGCGTGTCAATTCCCTTGTGTTGTCTATGATGTCCTGCCTTCTATTGTTTGGCGCGATCTGCACCGCGCGCACGTCTGACCGTGTAAACGCGGACCCGCCACCACTACGTGACGCGGTCCCCTAGGTCAGACATGACGCGGACCATACCGGTCCCATCATGTGAGAGAAAATGAATGTGCAGACATTGCGACAACGGTAGTCCGGGTCACTCTCATCCATCGTCCCACAAGACTCCCCACCACTCGCAAGTTGTGGCGCGACACTCATCCGAGTATGTCGCATATGTCTATCCGTGGTCTGCGAACGTATCGCGAACCTCTGCACCCGCTATTGAATTGTTAAGAATCGTGGGCCGGCTAGCCATGAGAGAATTATGCGCAGACCTGACAGATAAGCGCAAGCCTAACGGCACGTTTACACACCCTTGTTACCAAATTGTTATAAATAAACCTTGCACATATATATACAAAAACACTATCTGAACACTGTTCACATTCAAGCCATTCTAAGCCATTCTAAGCGCTTAGGATTCTCTGGCATGTATCCATACCGGGTCACCCAAACACGCCCATCAGATTTATTTCAACAAGTTATCCACAGAAAATACACACACCATATCCACAAGGTTATCCACATATCCACAACCTTATCCACACCTGTGGACAACTATCAACCTACGCTACCGTAAGTTACCCATCGGTAACCTCACCTAGTGAAACGTCGTACATACGTTCGATAGGTGGGAGGGTCGTGTAAACGCTTGCATATATGTACGGATCGCGCACACATGTACGGAAATATAGTTGACGGTTCAACTAAAGTAGTTGAGAATTCAACCATCATAGATTTAGTTGAGTGTTCAACTACTTGCTACCTTGTGCGACATGCGAACTAGTTGAACGTTCAACAACTTGACCCGGGGACATTTTAAGAAGGCACCCCACAGGGCATATATATAGTCGTGTTTTGGTTGTGTGCGATATTTGTTTGTCCGGTTATGGGACGGTTTCATCGTTGTTAAGTAACGTTTGTGTAACGTTTAGGGTTTTGGTGTCCGAAAGTTGGTTTTCGTTGACTAATATATATTGGGGGTTGTAACCGAACGAGCGAGGTACGAGCGAGTGAGGGCACCGAGTTCGCTTCGCCTTTTGGGGCTTCGCGACCTTAAGGAGCGGAGCGGTTAAGAGCACTTCGTCGGGGACCTTCGGTCCCCTCCTCAGTAGATTTTAATATGTGTGTTTATATATTGACGGCAGATGCTAATGTACCCTTTATTGAGGCAGGTGAATGTGTGTGGCTAGGACTACCCCGGAGCAACTTGAGGCCACTAAACTGGAACTGTTGAGGCAGATGCAGGGTGGCAAGAATGTTAAGTCTGCTTTGGAGGTTGTGGGCCGCACTCGTTCTACTTATGAGCGTTGGCGTAAGGAAGATCCTGATTTTGTTATCGCGGTGGATCGCATTAAGACTTTGCGGATTCTTGAGCCTAGCGCGATTGAGTCTCAGGGGCCGCGCGTGTCGTTTCCTGAGTTTAGTGAGAAGTATTTGGATGCGACGGTTTTTCCTCACATGCAGAATGTGGTGGATTTGATTGAGGGCCGTGATCCTTCTTGGCTGCATCCTTCTATGGCTTTTCATAAGGGCGAGAAGGACCTGATTATTACTAACATGCCCCCTGAGCATGGTAAGACTACTTCTGTGACTATCAATTACGTGGTGTACCGTATTTGTATGGACCCGAACATCCGGGTTATTTTGGTTTCTAAGACTGCTGAGATGGCTAAGAAGATGTTGTACGCGATTAAGACTCGTTTGACGCATCCTAAGTATGATGAGATGATTGCGGCGTACGCCCCTGATGGGGGTTTCGATAAGGACTCTGAGGCGTGGAATCAGACGATGATTTACGTGTCTGATAATGCGAGGGACAGTGGTGAGAAAGATCCGACAGTTCAGGCCTTGGGTATCCGAGGGCACATTTATGGGGCAAGAGCCGATCTCATCGTACTTGATGATACTGTCGACCTTACCAACGCCCACGAGTACGAGAAGCAAATTAACTGGCTTCAAAGCGAGGTTATCTCGCGTGTCTCTAGTAACGGATCTATGCTGGTTGTGGGGACTCGCCTTTCCTCCAAGGATTTATACAGGGAATTGCAGGATGACTCACGGTACCCTGACGAGCAAAGCCCATGGACGTACCTTAGCATGCCAGCCGTCCTTGACTTCAAGGAAAAAGAAAAAGAATGGCTGACTCTTTGGCCTAGAACTAACCAGCCTGAGGCTGGCGTTAAGATTGACGATCAAGAGCAGGACAGCGAAGGACTGTACCCTAAGTGGGATGGTTCTCGTTTGGCTAAGAAACGTAGACGGGTAAGTCCAAAGGCTTGGGCTATGGTCTATCAGCAGCAGCAGGTCTCTGACGACGCGGTGTTTTCCCCCGAATCCGTCAAGGCTGCAATTAACGGCAACCGTGTTGCGGGTCCTATCCCTAAGGGTATGGTTAACCAGCGGGCTGATGGAATGAATGGCCTTATTATTGTTGGGGGTCTTGACCCTGCAACGAGCGGTCACACTGCAGCGGTAATTATTGGCTTGGATGTAAAGACGCAGAAGCGTTACGTCCTTGACGTGTTTAATAAGCCGGGTATTACCCCTGAGGCCATGCGTGAAATGATTAGGGGCTTCACAGAGAAGTATAAGATAACAGAATGGCGCATTGAGCGCAACGGGTTCCAAGGATTCCTTGTCCACGATAAGGAGTTGAATGATTTCTGTGCAAGCAGAGGTGCCGTTATTCGGCCTCACTTCACTGGCACGAACAAGCATGACACGGATTTTGGTGTAGCGTCAATGACTACATTGTTTTCTGGGTGGGAGGACAAGCATCAACTGGTTGAGTTGCCTTCTAGCCAAAACTCAGAAGCCGTAAAGTCCATGATAGAGCAGTTGGTTACTTGGGCACCTGCGCCTCCTAAGTCTCAGAAGACAGATATTGTGATGGCGCTGTGGTTTGCGGAACTTGCCTGCAGGGACAGGGTTGTGGCTAACGCCAACTACGTGAGATCGCACGTTAAGAACAGTTTCGCTACACCGTGGGACAAAAGCACTCAAACAACTGTAAGTCTTGTAGATTCAGAGATTCAGGGCTTATTCAAGCCCATGGGTGTTTAGCCCTCACAACTACTTAAGGATTCAGATGGAACAGTACGGCAACGCGACCCCACAGAGCGGGTCACCTCAACTTCGGGAGATCCGCGCCCACTATAACCGCATTAAGTCGCAGTTTGCTTCCCGAGATGGGCGTATGCAGGACGTTCTTGCTGTCCGTCAGGGCCGAATGCGGGACGTTTACCCTGATCTTTTCCCTGATGGTCCCTTTGACAAGGGCATTGTCGCCAACATGGTGGACGTTGCGGCACGGGATCTTGCTGAAACGCTAGCCCCAATGCCATCATTTAACTGCACAAGCGCACGAATGGTGTCAGACACGGCACGTGAGTTCGCTGAGAAGCGCACACGTATCGTTAACGGCTACATTAACTTCAGCAACGTACAAACACAGATGTACAGCGCTACAGATAAATACTTCACGTACGGTTTTGTGCCTGCCATGATCGAAATTGACATGGATGAGCGTATGCCACGCATTACTTTCCTTGACAGCATAGGCGCATACCCAGTGTTTGACCGCTGGGGCAACACCAAAGCAGGGTATTTCTCGTTCTACAAGAACCGTGATGAACTTGTAGCCATGTACCCTGACAGTGAGAACGTCATAAAGCAGCAGTCAACAGGCATGGAAATGATTGAGGTAGTCCGCTACCACGACTCTAAAATAGACCTGATCTTCTGCCCGACCCGTGACGGTATCGTTCTTGAGAAGGTAAAGAACCCTATCGGAGAGTGCCTCCTAGAGTTTGTTCGCAGGCCCGGTGTTGACACCGAGCCTCATGGGCAGTTTGATGACGTGCTGGCTGTACAGGTCGCTAAGGCCCGATTCGCGCTACTCAGCCTTGAGGCTGCACAGAAGAGCGTTCAGGCCCCTATTGTTCTTCCTCCTGACGCGCAGGAACTAGCCCTTGGTTCGGACTCTGTTATCCGCACAGCCAATGGTGAGAAGGTTCGCCGGGTACCTATTGAGGTTCCTTCAAGCGCGTTCGCTCAGCAGGGCGTGTTGGATCAGGAACTACGTCAAGGGTCACGTTACCCTGAGGTGCGTGGTGGGAACACAGATGCTTCCGTAGTCACAGGCAAGGGCGTACAGGCCCTCATGTCAGGCTTCGATACTCAAATCCGTACAGGTCAAGCCATGTTCGCCAAGGCTCTTGAAAGCATTGTCGGCAAAGCGTTCATGGTTGACGAGAAACTGTTTGGTGCTGAAACCAAAATTCTTCGCGGTAATACTGATGGTGCTCCATACGAAATAAAGTACCGACCAGACCGCGATATTAAGGGCGACTACTCTGTAGATGTCCAATACGGCTTGCTGGCAGGACTTGATCCTAACCGTGCTCTTGTTTTTGGGCTGCAAGCCCGTGGCGATCAACTGATCTCCCGTGATTTTCTTCGCCGTCAAATGCCATTCGCACTAGATGCTAGCGAAGAATCAATGAAGGTAGACACCGAGAACCTACGCGACTCCATGCTTCAAGCCGTATCTGGCTTGGCGCAAAGCATACCTGCTTTAGCCGCTCAGGGTCAAGATGTTTCCCAAGTGCTCAAGCAATTGAGCGTCGTTATCACGGCAAGGCAGAAAGGAACGCCAATTGAAAAAGCAATTGAGCAGGCGTTTATGCCGCCAGAACCAGAACCCGCCCCACCAGAACTAGCGGAAGAAGCAGGAATGGAAGCCGACATGTTAACAGGCTCCCCTGATGAAATGATGCAGGCTGGTGGGGATGGGCTTCCCGGAGGTCTTCGTGACAGTGGTCGCATGAGGGATGTGGCACCGGGTCAGCAAGGCATGCCGGAAGGTGGCCGCCCTGACCTTATGAGCCTGATGGCTTCAATAGGAAGTCAAGGTAGACCAAACTTGCAGGCCGCTGTTCAGCGCAAGCAAGCAATCTAATAAGGAGTTATTATGTGCATGTCTTGCGGATGTTGGATGGACACGACAAGCAAAATGGGTGGGGACGGTAATCACCCTGAGGATTCAACAGTGATGCCAAACATCAAAACTACTACGGCGGATAACGCTAACGAATGGCGGAAGTAAAATGGCAACCAAGAAAGTTATTTCGCAAAGCAAAACTCAATACATTAAAAAAGGTCAGAAACTTTCTGATGGCTCAGTAGCCAAGAAGGGTTACGTGGCTCGCAAAGGAAACGATCTGAAAAAGGTTACCGCAAACATTAAACTTGAGACAGAAACCCGTGGCAAAAAGGCTGGCACTGTTG